TTCTTTCTTTGTCTTGATACTTGACTGATAATTCAAATATTCTTTTAAATAAATCTTTCACACCAGTTTCTGCAAAAATTCTTGCAATCAACTCCATACGCATTTGTGTTTGCGTCATAAGAGTATTAATACCAGTTGCAGTTTTATTTAAACTATCTGCATCTAATCCTTGAGAATATCTTGTAACACCGGTTCTTGTTTCTCTAACTGTATCTAAGTATTCTAATAATGGAAATGCTTGTTGCGAAATCGTTTGAGATTGCATTGGCATCATCACTTGATTTGGTGGTTGTTTTGTTCTTACGACTCCACCTGGTCTTGATGTTAAAAGGTCATCAAGGTTTACCATGCCATCCATAATTGCGACTCTATTGTTATTAGTCAAATACATATTGTCTAATAACTGACGCATCACAGTTGATTTTACTAACTGCACATCTTGAACTAATTCTGAAACTGAACGACCATAAAATCTATGTGGCATTGGAATTGGAGTTAATGAACAGAATGGAATATGATCTACCGGTTCATTATCTAACATTTCATAAGCAGCATCTCCTGCTACTGTAACTTTTCTAAGTTCTGCTATTCCATCACCATCATAATCTACTTTGACATAACATTCATATAACTCAACACTCTCTGTAGATTTATCTGGAGTTTGATCATAAGGATATTCATCAACGTCTTTAAATCTAGTTAATCTTTCATTATTGTATAAAACGATTTGAGTTGCAGGAAGTTGTTCAACAATATCTTTATCATAACCCATCTCAATCAATTCTGATCTTGTTTTGACTGTTCTATGGGCTACGAAGTTTGCATCATTAATAGACTTTGCAGTTCGTTCAATTAAAAATTCTTCTGGCGGTACATTTTCAATTTTAATTTTACCACCACTAGATATTCTTTTAATAACAACATTATGTAATTTTGGATAAGATTGATCTTTAATTTCTTGTCCTGATGCTGCCGCTAATTCTTTTAATTGATCTAATTGTAATTTAGCTTGTTCATCTTCAAATTCTTCATGATCAATAATTTCTACATTGTCATCATTAATTAAAACTTCATATTCTGTATCATTTAAATTTTTATATGTTTCTTGTGATACGCTTTGATCTTCATGCCAATAAATTTTTACAATTCCATTTTTTTCTAATAATGCATCTTTGAACCAAGTATATAATATTTCAAAACCTGGATTATCTTTATTAAAAACATAATTAATATAATTTGTTGCTTGTACAGCTAACGCAACATCTTCCGATTTAAATGGTTCACATTTTGCGGTATGATCTGATGCTGTAAAAATACGAATTAAGTTAGGCAAAATAGTTTCAATCGTATCAGCAACATCAGTTGAAACGACTTGTGATCTTCCCTCTATTTCTGTTCCTAATTTTTCACCTAAATAATATTCTAATGATTTTTTTCTTTGAGAAGATAATTCTCCTCCTAAAAATCCTAGTGCATTATTAATCTCATTATTAATGATATGTCTTAATTCTTCGTTTGATACTTTTGCCATATTTTAAATTATATAATTTGTGTTTACGTCTATTGTTGATGTCCAATCCGTCATTTCTATTCCACCACCCACTATGCCAGTCCTAAAAGCGTCTGCACAGTGCGAAGCAAAGTTATGCAAAGGTTTATTTCTGAAACATTGATTTTTATCATCCCATCTTTTTTGATAGGCTTTCATTGCTTCAATTCCTGTTGCACATTTGTTCTTATCAAAGGAACAGTTCGGTAATACTTTTCTTACTGCTTCAATCCCATCTTCAATAGACAATTTCGGAGCAACTGTAAAGTTAATCCCTAACTCTAATGCTGATTCTAGTCTTGATTTACCAAACGCACCTAGTTCTCTCACCTTAATATCATGAGGAGCTATATGCGTAGAATAATCGTAAGGCTTGTTCTGAATGACCTTTGCGTAATGATCTAGTCCTTCTCCTGCTGCCTCATAATAATCTATTAATCTAATCTCATTTTTATGACGCTGTGCAAACCAAATCACTGTTTGGTCGTTCATGCCTAAATCCCACCAGGTTTCAACGTCTATATTTTCGTCATAAAGTTCATCGGTAATTTTACCCTCTTGCTCAAGCCTCTCTATGATCGCACCATAATACGAACCAGTAATTGCAGCTTTAAATGAACATTCAAATTCTTGCTCAAATAAATCCTCAGACATCATTGCTTTTGCTGAGTTTAATTCTTCATTGTCTAATATCCCTGTTTCACTAGCCTTATACAATCCACCAAACCAGCCTTCCGTTTCTTTGGCTTGGCAATAAAGGTCATAGAAATAATTTCTACCCTTTGGTGTACCTATAAATATACACCAGCCTTTTCTATCTGCTAATGCAGGTCTAATGATCTCAGGAAATACATTTGGACTGATGCTTTGTGTTTCATCAAATACGCATCCATCTAAAAATATTCCTCTAAGGGATTGATCGTTCTCACCTCCTAATATGGTAATCCTTGCACCATTAGGAAAATCACATCTCAGTTCTGACTCATTGAACTTTACTCCAGGTATTTTTCCAGCATAGGTTTTGATGTAATCCCAAGCTGTTGCTTTACCTTGCTTGAATGTAGGCGAAATAAAGGCATACCGACTTGGTTGATTAGGGTTCGTCAAGGCAGCTCTAATCATGTGATTAATACACATCACAGTCTTACCAGCTCTACGATGTAATACTAAAACATTAAATCGGTGCTTAGAGATTTTTTCATGCAAAATTTTTTGCAATTCTCTTGGCTTATATGGAATCTCAATTACAGGCATTTTAAAACAAAACCCCCACCTTAGTGAAAAGTCGTATTGATGTGTGATCCTTCTATGCCAAGCTCCCAAGAAATAAACTGAGAGAACATATCAGCTTCGTTTTTATTTTTGAAACCATTGAACTTAATAACGACTTGATTGTTTTTATCAATGTAAACTACTGTTTTGTATTCTTTGTCGTCAAAGTTCATTGTCGCCTCCTAATTTAACTGTGTGTAGTACCCATCAAAATTATTTTTAATGCAAATATAATTTTGGGGTGGGTGTTCGCTAAAAACCCCACCTTTGTTCTTTTTTGTTCTATTAAATTCGCTTGTAAATTGACAGCCATAAATGATGGTTATCAATAGAATACTGTAAATTGCACCAACCAATAACCAACTATAACCGGATTGTACTAATTATTTATTTGTTGCAATGATAAAACCATTATAAAATCTAATTAATCAGACCATTTCACCTGGATTAATTGGTCTCCAGCTTTAACATTTAGTTCACTTTGTTTGCCATAAACCTTTGGTGAAAGCTTCTCTGCCTTCCATTTGGCTAAATCTACAGCAGCTTTAACTAAATGAGTCTTTCCTAAATCTGTTTTAGTTTCGGTCTTAGCTTTCTCTAAATTATCATTTAATAAGTCTTCAGCATTAGCCAAGACAAACTCTATTCCGTCTGCTTTTGCTTTTGCGTATTGTTCCTGGAACTCAGGATATTTATTAATCCAATTTCTAAGTGTTTCCCAACATGGCATAGATTTCAATCTAGTAATATCTCTGACTGTTTTACCTTGAGCCAGAAGCTCCATAATTCTTTTAGTTGTTTTCTTAGAATATTTACTTGGTCTTCCTACCGGATTGTTCTCTTTTTGTTCTATTAATTCTTTATTCATATTTTTTATTATTTATTATTAGTTAAGTGTTTACAAATTATATACATTTATATATAAACGAATCAACGAAAGGGTATAAAATGACACAACAACGAAACGAAACAAAATACTTTAAGCCTGTAGGCATTAAAGATGGCTCAATCTACTTTTTAGATTACACTTTTAACAATGGCGATTTTAAAGGTGCAACTGGAACTGTTTTTGATCCTATTACTCAAGAAGAAATTGACGAATATAATGAAAAAAATTTCGTTAAAGATATTTATAAAGACTCTTGGGTTGAAAGCGTAAAATCTGGACACACAGAAGAATCATTAGACGATTTTGTTGAAGATATAATTGACCATTGCGATGGAGAATATCCTCATCAAGATTGTTCATATTCTCATTTATGGGATGAAGCCCACAAATACTTTGATGATTCAGTAATAACTTTTAATTGTGCTGGTGGTGGTCGTTGCTTTGATAAAGAGTTATTAAATTCTTTTGACAAAGTTATTGATCCTGAGCTTATTAAAATCATTAAACAATTTGAAAACATTAAGGAGGCTGCATAATGTTTAAAACAATTATTGAAACTTTGTTTTTTTACAGTGTAATTTTTGGGATGCTTTATTCCTTAAAATATGCTCATGCAATCAATCAATTTATTATTGAAATGAAAGGAGGCTTTTAATGTCTGAATCTGTAATTTGTTTGGATTGTAATTCTAATGAAGGAATTTCATTAAAAGAATTTAATCCAGATAAAAATTATTACTGGTCTGAACTAGCTAA